TTAAGGATTGCCATTTGTATTAACAACTTAGCAATTTGTTTAAGCATTGAAACGGCCATATCTCTAAAATTAGCTTCACCGCTTACTGCCATCTCTGCGAAGCCTTCAGCTATCTCTACAATAGCACCTGTCTTCATGTCTTTCATCTTAGTTTCAAGAGAGGTCAATTCATCTGTAAGACCTGCCCAAGGACCGTCTTCACCTTCGTCGCCTTCAGCCAATTTGAGAATTGCTGCTGCGTACTCCTCTGCCGTCATTTTGCCTTTAGCTAAGAGTAGTTGCATCTCTTTTAAATCTTCTCGATGAATTGCTGCGAAGTCAGTAATAACACCCCACTTAACTCCTAGGTCTTCTAGTTCTTCTGCTTGTTCCTTCTGCCAGTCTACATGTTCCTGCTCAATTGCAGCAAGCTTCTCAGCAAAGGTAAGCTCTCGCTTCATTGCTGTTACTTTAATCTCAGATAGTTCTTCTACTTCAGCTATGCGAGTTGTTAAGCCTGTGCCTGCGCCTGTTGGATCACCAACTTCTCCTGCTGTAGCAACAGCTTCAGCAGTTTCTTCGATTACTTTCTTGAATCCGTTAGCTTCATCGATGCTTGCTTGCATCGCCTTAGCCATTTGTCTCTGTAGCTCTTGTGCTGCTTCTTCAGTAGCAGGTACAAACTCATCACCCCAGAATCCTTCGATCTTTTTAAGTGGGATTCCGAATGACTTAGCAATGCCGATTGACAATTCATCTAACTCACCTTCATCCATTAAGTTGTTGAGAGATTCTCCCATCGCACTAGCTGATTCATGTAATGCATCTAGCTTGTTACGATCTAAGCTGCCTTCAAGTAGACCAAAGAAGTCTCCTGCTGCTGTAGCTGCATTAATGAAAGCACCCTTCAATTGATTACCAACAGTACTAGCCATTGAATCAAATGCTTTGTTTATCTCTTGTGCGTTGTCAATCTGATCTTGGCTTAGGACATTGCCCGCTGCCTCGCCCATTTCTTTCATTGCTTTCGCATTGTTAACTAATAGTGGTGCTAATGCAGTTGAATCAGAAGCGATTGCTTCCATGAAGAAGGATAGTTCTGCTTGGTTAACGTTTGCTTTGTCAAGTGTGTCTACATAAAGACCCAATGCTTGATCGCCTGACAAACCTTTAAAGTCATCAATAGTAACGCCTACTTTCTTACCTACTGTGTCGAAGAAATCAACAAGTGGGCCAGCGCCAGTGTTAATAAAATCACCAAGCTTATCGTTAGTGTCAAGATAAATATCAGATAGTTTGTCTTGTTCAATACCTACTTGCTTTGCTGCAAAGGCTTGACGTTGAAATGCTTCTACACTAATGCCAGCACGTTTAGCTAAGTTATCTGTTTCTCTTGCTGCTGCTAATGTTTCTTTACCAAACGCAAGGATACCCGCTGCTGCTGCAAGTCCTGCTGTAGCAACTGCGCCAAACGCGCCGCCTAGTCCCTTCATGCTTACCTGGGTTTTCTTAGCGCCACCCTGGACTTTCTTAGTGGCCTTCTGTAATTCTTTTAGGTCTTTTTCAGTAGCAGTAATGTCTTTACCATCTACCTTAAAGACAATTTTAATTGTTTCAGCCATTATGCTCTTCTCTCGTTAATGCATTCTATGTAACTATTTACCTGACTTACATCCAATCTTTGGATGGCAAATAAGTGGATTTGAGATAATTTTACATCTCTTAATTTGCACCAGTAGTAAATGTCAGCTTGAGAAATCTGTTGAGGACTTCCATTTATCCAAGTACGTGTGATAGACAATGAATCAAATACACCCTTTATGTAACGTCCAGTTTCTGGCACATCAGGAACATCAACTAGTTCTTGAGGGATTTTGCCAGATTGCTTGGCTATTGAAATTAAATGTTTTCTTTTAGTTGAGCCGTCTTGTAGAGGAAAGTCGAGCTTAGTGTCCGCTGCTACAATCAAACATAACTCGCCAACTATTCTAGAAAAAAATTGTTACGCCTCGCAACAAAGACATCTAGCTGATTTACAATCCATTTGTAGTCCTGACTTGTAAGCAACTCTTCTACTAGCTCAGGCGAATAAGGTCCACCCATGCTTTCGTTAAACTGTTCATCCCATCCCTTAACAAGCTTAGATAGCTGTAGTGCGGTCTGTAGTTTGTAGTCTACTGCTGTCATCTTATCAGCTTCATCCCCTAGCTCTTCAATATGCTTGAGGAAGTCTTGCTGCGAGTTTAAGTACTCATCACTATCTTGTCCAACTACGTCCCATGTTAGGACTTCATCGCCTATCATAAATTCATCTAATGTTGTAGGATGAATCGGACAGAACTTGCCCACCTGTGGTTTTGTGTCTATCAGTTTCATAGGTTCTCCTTTTTACTGCTAGTATTTATCATAAAAAAAGAGCCATCCTATTAAAAATAGGACGACTCTCAAAGGTAAGCAGGAGAATAGTTCTGCTTAGGGACGAACTTAGCTTCTTGTTATTGTTAGAATTGGTCCACCATCTGACAATGCTTCAAAGTTAGCTGTAACAAGGATAGGACCCTGTCCTTCAACTGGCTTGTCAGCACCTGAGTACTTAACCTTAGGTAGTTCAAACTGCATTGTGTTAACGCCGTCTGTCAATGTAAAGTCTAGTGCTGCTGTTGCTTCGTTCAAGAATGCGGTAAATGTGCTAGCGTCATCAAAGTAAACAGTAAAGGAACCTGTAATAGATGTAAAGCCAACTGTAATGTCTCGTGCTGTGTCATCACCTAGGCAGTAGTTAGGCTGTCCGCCGTTGTCTACGCTTAGTGAGATAGCTGAGATGTTACAACCACCCATGCCATCAATTAGGAACGTTCCGCCTGCATGGAAGAATGGTTCACCAACTGTTGGATCTGTTACAGATGCATCAATGCTTGTGCCACTAATGCTGAACTGTTTGCCTTGTACGCTGAACGTAGAAGTAACAATGCCGTCAACTGGTACTTCTAAACTCCATGTATTAACCTTAACACCCGTGTAAAGTGAGTACTGGTTAATGTCGAGCGATCCTTGCTCTACTGTAAATGACTTCTCTGTAACGCCATCACTAATAACATCTGTTGACCAATCTGAATAGAGTGCTGATGCAATCCAATCATCTACTGATCCATGTGAGAAGTTACTAGAGATGTCTCCACCAACAATTCGATTGCCGTGGATGTTGAATGTTCTGCGCCTATCACCTGAGATAGTGTCATCCTGGAAAACATCTTTAGTTAAGTTAATGCCGAAGCTAGTATGAGGTAGTGCTGTAAAGTCTGCTGCTCCGCCTCCCGTACCTGCTGTTGCGCTGTCTACTGCTGAGAAGTTTGTTAGAGTTAAGAACAGATCAGTGTCTGTAATAGCAATGCTTGAGCTAGCGCCGAACGTGTCGGACGTAACTAGAATTCCGCCAGCTATTACTACTGCTGATGCGCCTGTTAGGTCTTGATTAATTTGGTCTACTACAGTGCCCATTGTTTGTGCTTCTGATCCAACTACAGCGATTGATTGCGCTCCGCCTCCGTCTGGATTAATGGTTGCCGTGTAAACTGTTGAGTCATTAGCGAGGCCACTAGGATCACCAGCCACCTTACCAATTGTAAATGAGACATTTTGCGACCCTGCTGTACCGGCAGGATTTACGCCCCAAGTAGTCTCTTCTTGATAGCTGACTAAGCTACGTGATCCTTGTGCTGACATAATTATGTTGCTCCTGTTTTAAATTAGTAATTACTATTCTTTATTTATCTGTACCTGTACTTAGGCAGTCCTACTACGTCTAGCCCGCCACATTACTATGACTTGCTTACGGTAGTACTTCTCAAGGTCAGGTGTTGAAGGGTTAGGATAGCTGTTAAATATTTCAACAGTGTCTAACCCGCTTGTTAGTTGGGTGCCTGCTTCAAATGCAACTGTTACTAAATCAACGTCTGCATTACCTTCTGCTACTCCCTCATCTTTGGGGTAGAACATGTCTAACACATAGAGTCCGTTAAGTCTGTCTGTGCCACATACACCAATGCTCTCAGCAATTGTCTCTGCTGGAGCTAATGTACCGCGTGAGAAAGAAGTAATAGTAGTGGTTTTAAGTCTCTCATTCTCAGACGTGAGTGAGGGGATGCCAGTTATTGCTGCTGTGGCAGTGTCTAGAATTGTTTGTACTTCTGTAAACCCTGTCATTATTGCTTCCTCATTATCTTGTCTGCTATTAAATCTATCTCAGACATTGTTGTCTTAAGCATGTGCGCACCCTCAGTGTAATCATTACCATCTTCAACCCAACCTGCGTAGGGTACTTCATTTCTAATCAGAATCTCTGATGGCCTAACTTTAGTTTCCCACCCTGCTTTTAAACGTCCTGTGTCTACTGGAGTTCTATCCCTTACCTTCGCTACAAATGCAGCCGCAAAGTCTTCAGCAAACTCATCATCTAAATCAGTTAGACGTTTTGTTACTCTCTTAAAGATTTCTGCGTTACTCATTAATCATCTACCACAACACGGTAAGCAATGTTTAATGTACTTGGCTTGTACTCTGTTACTACTCTTGCTCTGTACGTAATAGAGTCTGCTGTTAGTTTATCACCAGGACAAATTATGTTCCTAATGTCACCCGTTACAAACATAACTCTTTCTTTTGCTGCTACTGTTCCGACCTCTGTGCTAACGTCTGCTGTGTCTGCTGTACTAAACACACAATAGCCTCTCGACTGATTGCCGTCTAAGTGTGCAATGGTCACAGGCAGATCATCACCAAACTCTCTAATAAGTGAGGTGATGTCGTCTTTAAATGCTTGGTCGAAGACTGCCATTAGATTGCAAACGCCATCTTACGTGTAGTAGGCATTAGGATAGGCCATAGGATCTGCTCTACCTTTCTAAACCCATCATATGTAGCTTGCTCTGTTGCTGATCTTTGATACGTAGCACTAATGCTTAGGTCACCAACTGACTTGCTCTCGCCCGTTAGTTGATTACTTAAACGTCCCTCAGGATAAAGATCCACACCATTTTGAGACAGCAATGCCATCTCGCACTGAGCGTTCTTTAATGAAACAGGGATTTGATCGTCGTTAATTCTACGTGAGTGCCTATCCCAAATTTGCTGACGAGGCCACAGTAATGCTTGCGTAACTTCGTCTTGTAGGAATGAGATGTAGCGTGGACCATACGTAGCATCCATAGCTGCCGTAGCATTGATTAAGTTTTGATTTTTGAAGTCGTCATCACCAGCCCAACCTAAATTACCTGTTGCGGTAAAGTAAGCGTCTGCTTCTATTAGCGTCACATAACTGTTAGAGTTAGCGATGCCTGTTCCGTCTTCTACTATGATAGTTGCCATCTTATGTCCTCTTCTTAGCGATTTGCATTACTCTCCCACCATCTGTACCAGCGGGTTGTGCGAACATAAAAGATGGTGTTGAGATAATTCTACTCATCTCCCCACCACAAGTGCATTTAGGCAATTCTGATTTGTAACTCTTTACAAGTACGTTATCCTTCACCCCGTCACATTCGTTGCAGCGTAGGTCATAGATAGGCATTACGCTTTCGTCTTTGCTTTAGGCTTTGTCTTTGCTTTAGGCTTTGGCTTTGCTTTAAGCGCAACCTTCACTTCTTTCGCAGTAAACAATGCCTTATCTTTCGTAGGCGTTTGCAACTTAGCAATAATACGATCTTGTTCAATTAGGCGTAGTGTTAGTTCTAACTCGTTATTGGTTAGGTTGTACCACTTAGTGCCTCTTATTTCATAGACCTTGTTAACACGCAACGTGCCACGAATGATTCCCCAACGCGGACGTCGAGGTTCCAAATGCTCTAATAGTTCGTCTAATAGTTTGTCGTCCATTTTATCTCCTAGGATTTGATGTGGGTCCTTTGTGAGATAGAGTGGGGAGCAATTCTCCCCACCCTCAGTACTACTCACTATTATGTGTTAGCGCCTCTGCTAGATGCTGACTGACCAAGAACTACAGCCTCTGCTTCAACCAAGCTGTATGCAAGCGCGCCATACCAGCCGATGTTGAGGAAGCGACCAAGTTTGTCAAACGGTCCAGTGATCGTTAGCGATGGAGCTTGGCTTACTGCCTTGCCCACGCCATTGAAACCAACAAAGTAAGAATTGTAGACGTCAGTAGTTGTAACACCACCGTCTGCTGTTAGAGTTGCGTCGTTTTGGCGCACAATCCTAAATCCTTTAAACATCCCGACTTCGTTCCTGAGTACGCGAGTTGCGTCACTGTACTTGTTAACGTCTGTCCAACCTGCTGCGCCTGCGTCATCACGTAGATCAGAGATTACGTCATCGTGCATTACTGCAACATACATGTCTCCGATTGCTGGGACGCTCTGACGAGCTAGTTTATTGTAGGCATCTTCCAAAAACACAGTATCTGCGACGTGCGTCGCTGCCACGGTAGCTTCTGAAGTAGCTGCGCCAGCCCAAACAGTTTGACCTGCTGCTGATGCGTCCATTGCTGCCATAGCTAGAGCGTCTTGTACGCGACCTGATGCGCGACCTACGATCTGTGCTGCTGCAACATCTACCTTACCACCTGAATGTAGGTTAGCTAGACGAGTTGTCGTTACCGCGTCGCCATATTCTAGTGGAGTTATGGTTATCTCAGTATCCGCAAGAACTACAGAATCTGGATCTTCTTTAGCTGTCAAAGCTGTGATGTTGAGAGGAAGTGCTGTGTAACGCGGGAAGTTAAAACTCTTCGCGTTAATATTTTCCTGAATTGAGACGATGTTGCCATCAAGTACTTGGCTCTGTTCGTTCTCAATGATGAATGCCTGAGTGAATGCGATGATGCGAGAATCTGCTACATCTGCTGCTCCAGTCATGCCTGTTGTAAAATCGGCCATTGTAATGCTCCTGAATTAAATTACGTTGTGTTTCTCGATTACTTTCTTCAGGTCTTCTATGCTAGTCGTTGCCTGCAATTCCTTGTTGACAATATTCTCATTCTCAGGTTCACCTGCTCTAGCAACTGGTGTTGCAGCAGGACGATTGATTACAGTAGTATCCACCACCTCATCGCCTAAGAACAAATAGCTTTCGTTTTCCTTCAGTGCGTTAATCGTTGCTTGGATTGCAGTTACATCTGCTTTACCATCCACAACGCTAATGTCCTGTTTGTCTAGAAGTTTCTTTGCAACATCTACATTCCTAGCACCGGCTATTGTTAGCTCTTTCTCCAAAGCACTATCAATCAGTACGTCTTGCAATTGCTGACTAAACTTCTGTTCCAGTTTGTCAAGTTCACCCTCAACACCCTGTCTTTCTTCTTTTGCTAGCTCCTTAGCTTCCTCTGCTTCGCGTAGCTTAACCTTAGTAGCATCCCTAGAAGCGATAAGCTCCTTATTGATGTTGATTACTTTAGCTATCTCTGCTTGCAAACTATCTAATGTTGCTTGCTGTGTTGCATCATCCGATGCTTCATTACTTGCCTCTGTTACTACAGTGGTCTCTTCAGTCTCTCCAGACATAATTACTCCTTAATCAGTGCATCCACACTTCTTCTTCAAGTTTATTTATCTACCTTACCTACCAAAGGAAAAGGGCTGATATTTAAACTTCTTCATCCTCAGATTCTTGTCCTTTTAACTTCTTGACAAACTTCTGTTTGTTAGTGTAGCCCTGTAC